TTCCCGTCGAGCGTGATTACAAAGTGGTAGCCCACATCTGACCACCCCCGTTGCTTGTGCCACTTGCGCACATCGTCCACATCGAAATCTTTGCCCGCCTCCGTAGCGGAACAATGCAGGATGATTCGTTTGATGCGTCTCATTCGATGCCGTGTTTGGATAAGAGTTTGTCCATCCGGGTGAGTGTATCCTGCACCTTTTCCATAAACCGCAGCACCTCCGTCTCGGTCTTTTCCAAGGCAATGATTCGCCCTTTGACCTTCGTCAGTTCCTCGTTCATAGACATCCACATTTTGATGATTGACCCAATCAGAGTGATTCCGGTTAAGGCAATCGCGATGATTTCGTAGTTCACTTCCCCTGGCCGCGATATGGTTTGACGTAGTTCTTGCTGCTCTTTAGTTGCGATTGTTTTGTTTTCGCGTGTACACCCGGCCGGGATACCTCCCGCTCAATCCGCTGTACGATTTTCTGTGCTTTAGCCATTGGGGTAGTCAGGTGGGATGCCTGTGATTGGGCGGTAGAAAATATCCTCGGCTGCTTCGTACCAATCCCCGATATAGATGTTCAAATCCACATCCTCAATCATTAGGTCGTGGGGATGCGGGTACACGAAATCTGCCTCGGCCACGATGCGGTCGATGACATAGTTGTCTTTGATGATTACGAATATCATGATACGATGTGTTCTAAAATTACAATCAATCCACCTCCGCCATCGCCGCCCTTTCCACTTAAAAATCCATTACGCGAACCACCACCACCTCCTCCTGCGCCACCATACAATCCTCCATTTCCTCCGCTACCTGCATCTCCTGCTGCGTGACCTGCACCTCCCGCCGCCCCTGTCCCCGCAAATTTTGTAGGGGAGGCGTTTAACATAGTTGCCCCAAAATACCTGTTCACATAATTATCTACTCCATTGCCGCCATTGCCGCCGCTCGCGATTCCGGCTGCTGGTGCTGTGTTTAAGGCAGCAGCAGTATTAAACTGACGCGGCCCAGGTGAACCATTGGATGCTACGTTCGCTGTAGTAACACCTCCTCCTGCGCCAGCACTACTGGCCGAAAGCCAATTTTGATTGAATGGTGATTCTGTATTGGGAGACCCTGCTGTAGTGCCATTAGAATTTGAATCACTATTTTGCCCAATAAGCCATTTGCTAAACTCGGTATAACGAGTTCCTGATATTTTCGCCCCCGGATTTGCGGTAGGACTTCCTGCGGAACCACCAACGGCCGTTGCTAATAATCCAAAGGTCGTGTTGCCTCCTGCACTACCATTTGCACCTGCAGCATTATCCGTTCCTCTTGGCGCGGCCCCGAGGCCACCCGTTCCAATCGTGTATGTTTCCGTTGCTCCTAACGAACTCGCTAATATATTACTATATGTAAAACCGCCACATCCCGCTCCACCACCTGCACGGGAAGCGATACCGCTGGCTTGTCTGCCTCCACACGCTCCACCTCCACCGCCTCCGATACATACTATTTCAATGAAAAGTAGGCCCGTTGGTTTTGTCCACGTGCCACTTGTGGTGTACTCACGCAAGACGGTGCTGTATGTGCCGCCGCCCCCGCTTGGGTTATTGGCTGGCAACGCAAATTCTCCTACTGCCATTACAGGTCAAATATATTCAGCGTGACCGTGATGCTCGCCGCTGGGAGGTTCGTGGAATAAATCTTAACCGACCCCGTGCTGCTGTCCGTACGGGGCAACATCTGCGCTGTGCGGATGGTCGCCGCGCTGCCATTGTCAGGAATCACGTTCACGATGCTCGTCGAAAGAATTGCTGAATCAGAAATGCTCGCCTCGTAAACCCCGGACACCAACGACCACGCTCCTGTAAGGACGGTCTTTCCGGTTACTTGGGTGGCCTTTTTGGTGGCGTAGGAAAGGATACCGCCCCCGTTGGTTTGCAATACCTGCCCGCTTGTGCCGTTGCTTGTAGGCAGCGTGAACGTCACGTTAGACGCAAGCCCGCTATCTACTCCAAGGGTGACATAGTTCGCTCCGTTATTGCTTGCCTCGTACAACTTAATCGTCGATCCGTTCCCCGCATCTTGGGAAGCCACCTCAAGGTTGAAAAGCCGAGAAGTGTCAGAGTTAAATACGGCTACGTTTCCGGGAAGGTCGAAGATGCTTAAACTTTCACCATTCAACTCAATCAGACGCGGGCCTTGCAAGGTCACATCATCGGTATCCAACATCCGGCTGTTAAACGTAATCGTATCTGTTGTGGCGTTGGTGGTGATTAACATACCTCCCGCTTGCGCAAACGTGACCGTATCCGTGACCGTATCCGCTGCGACCGTGGTTTGGGTGGCTACCGCAAAGTTGCTGAACGCATTTTGATTCACCTGCGCACCCGCCGCTATCCCGTCGAGTTTCGTTTTGTCTCCAGCAGACATAGACCCTGCCGCCGATGTGGTTGCGGCCGTGATGCTAATCGCTGGGTTTGCTCCTCCGCTTGAAACAATCGGCGCAGTACCCGTTACGCTTGAAACGCCAGTTGAACCCGTTGCGGCGATTGTGATACTTTCTGCACCCGCATTTGGCGTCAACGTAATGTTTGCCCCCGCTATCAGCGTCAGCGTATCCGTTTCGCTGTTTGCTGTAATCGTGGTTGCGCCCACGACAAAATTTGAATACGCGTTTTGGTTTACTTCTGCGCCTGCCGCGATGCCGTCCAACTTCAACTTGTCCGCTGCGCTCATCGAACCCGCAGTTGACGTTGTTGCCGCTGTAATGCTAATCGCTGGCGTTGTGCCTCCGCTGCTTACGATAGGAGCAGTTCCGGTAACGGAGGATACAATGGTCGGTTTGTTGAGGATTTGCGCATCGCCGCTTACCGCGTTCCAATCCGCGTTCACATTCACCTCTGCACCTGACGCGATGCCATCGAGCTTGATTTTGTCAGCAGCGGACATAGACCCTGCCGCGCTTATGGTCGCCGCTGTGATGCTGATGGCCGGGGTGGTTCCCCCGCTACTTACAATCGGGGCTGTGCCACTTACCGAGGCCACCGCCGCCCCTGCCGTTACGCTCGTGAGTTTGGTGCGCTCGGCAGAGGTAAGAAATAAGTTAGTCGTGCCCTGGGTGATGCCATCGGAGGTTCCCCCGAGGTTGGAGGTCTGAAGCGTGCGCCATTCCGACGTGTTTGTGGCTGTGTCGTAGATGGGAACCTCCCCGTTATTCGTCCCCCGAGTGATAGGCAAATCGTACGTGTCGCCCGTTGTGCCGATACGCACCTGCGGGAACAGCGATTGGCTCGGGCCGATGGTTGCCGCTGTAGTTCCGTTAATGGTGAATACCGCTTTTTGATTAGTCGAATCAAGTTCTAACTTATTCGTAGCGTTCACCTGCAACCCCGCGACGGTCGCTGAAGGGTACTTCAGAACCGCTTTGATTTCGTTGATGCTGTTTTCCGCAGCCGTCAAATCCTGGTCAATCGAATCCCCGGTCGTGCCTACCCGCTTAATTTCCGTGCTGTCTAAAGACACCACACCTGTTTCCCCGTTGACACTTACCACGGGGGCTTTGGTCATTAGGTTGGCGACGGTGATTTTCTTGGACGTTCCTGCCGCGCCTCCGGAGGTATCGGATATATCTACCAAATATGCCCAATCCCCGTCGGCCGGGGTGGTGAGCGTGATTTGGTCTGTGAGTTTACTTTCGGCCATAATCAGTAGAGTTTGATGTTAGCCCCCAATGCAAACGCTTTCGTTTTATTGGGCCACGGGTACGGAGGATACACGTTGATGCCGCTGAAGTAGTTTCTGACCGTCGGCACGATGTCCGGCCCCGTGTTCGTGTTGTACTCGGGGAACAGGGCCGTGTTGTACAACAGGTAGTCGACCATCTGTTCGCGGTAGAACTCGGCGATGTGCGTGGCGGTGTCCACTACGGGCTTGATGTCTTCCCGGCTGGCTGGGCTGCCCTGCTCGCTCGACGGAACGCTCACCGCGTTATTCGAGAATCGTACCCGCAGCACGTAGGCCATTTGCGCAAACACAAACTGCACCAAGGCAGGTTGGATGTAGTCCACAACGAGCGTTTGATAGTTGCCCGTGAGCGTATTGTTTTGGATTTTGGTCTTCAGGGCCGCATCCAACTTCGTTCCTAAATAGGGCAAAACCTCCTTGGCTTGCACCATAACAATCACGGGGCGGATGAGGTTCTCATCTACCGCGCTACCCAACAGGGTATCCTTTTTGACCTTTTCGGCCGACACATATAGAGTTGCCATTTTATTGCATTTCGATTGGTGCTATACCTTCCACTCCCGGCTGGGGAACATACGGGTTATTGCCCACTAACATCATAACAGAATCCCATTCATCCGCAACGGGGATGTCTCCCATCCACGCATCGGCCGCTTCCCCATCCGGGGCGTAGATGTAAATCAAACGATCCCACCAATGGTAGCAATTCTTGCCACCTTTCCACTCAAAAATATCGTACGTGCTTTCGCCCTTGGCAGCAAATTCTCCGTTGATTCCATCGGCACTCATGTCCGCAATATCCTCGTATCGGTATTGTAAACCTTCCTCGGATAGGCCCACCATGTTGATGCAGAAATCCCGGCTCACACCTGTCTTGCTAATCGTGGTGGAATCGAGCTGGCAGTACGCATAGCGTAGGGCATAGAAATACCCGTTCGGGCTAATCACATCGCCCCAATCGCTGAACTCTGTATGGTTGTCATACGAGGCCAACGTGCCTGGCGAATCGCTGAATTTCTGACGTTGGAATATCCTGTGGTCGTGAATTGGCTCGTCCACTCTTTCGCGGCGGAATAACCTCCATCCTGGGGGTGTGGGCGATGCCTTGTCAGCGAGGAAATTTAACCACACCTCTGACTGACCAACTGAAATTCTTTCGGGCCGTTCACGACCGAAGTTTTTTTTTCCTCGTCCATAAAGGCAGCCGGGACGAGTTTCTTAAACTCCAAAGGCAGCGTGATGTTCGCCGCAGAAAGTACGGGCCGGATGCCATCGAGCAGGATTTCTTGGAACGGCAAAATCACCGTCTTCAGCATAAGCTCGTACGCATCTTTCATTTCATCGGCGTTGCTGCCGAATCCCGTATCCCCACGCAACCCAAACAAAAGTGGCGAGGTGACGCGGTGCCCCGACAAAACTTTTAAGCTCACCTCTTTCGATAGGTAATCATATAGGCGGTGTGGATCGGGAATGTTGAACGGCTCGACCGTCGGAGCGTTCTCTTTGTCATCGTTGTACACAATGAGCATACGCCCTGCATTCTCCGCCCCGCTGAATTTCGCGGTGATGGCACGCTCCATTTCCACCCGCTCATCGTCCGTAGGTTGCCCGTTATTGAACGAAATCATCATCGAAGGGAACAGGCCATTCTTGATGCTGGCGAGGTGGTATTCGGCGATGTTTTTGTCCAACTCGATGTACTTCGTCGAACCCACGTAGTCCGGGATGCCGTAGTAAAAATCGATCGGGCTGTAGACCTTAATGTGAATCAGGTGCGAGGCAGCCGTGCGGTCATCCGTGCTGAAAGCCGGGATGGGTTGTGGCTCGTTGCGGCCCGCGTTTACCTCTGCCCAGTTCGTCGAGTAGTAAAACGTGGGAACCTCATCCTGATCATCGGCTTTGCCGCAACGCACATACGAGGCAGGGATGTGGTTTGTCTCTGCGATGGTGCTGCGATCTTGGCTCCAAATCACTTGGAAATAGCAGTTGCCGTACAACTTGAGGTCGTGGGCGGCACGCTTCATACAATCCTTTTTGAACAGCCCCTGCAACTTCAGCCACTGATCCACGTGGGCATCTTTGTCGGGGGAATCCAAACCCTCCCCGTAAATCATGTCCCCGATGCCCTTAATGATAGCGGAGTTCATCGCGGAATTGATATACAAATCCTCCAGGTAGTAAGGGTAAGCGTTGTCGTCTCCGTAGAACGCCCACTCCTTGTTGTTCGTGACGAACGCGCTGCCTAACTCCGGCCCGTAATTGAGGACGCTTAATGTAATCTTACTCATCTACGTACACGTGGTTAGGGCTTTGGGCGGGGTTGTATTCCACAAAGGTACTTTCCGTTAGGGGTGTTCCGTTGCATACATAGGCCAAATGTCTCTGCAACAATGGCCCTGCTACGCTCTCATTTACTCCAACAATATACATCCCTTCAGGCAACCCCTCGAAATCGTAAATGTACTCCGTGGCTCGCTCCGTGACGCTGTTCACATCGATGTCAAAGGTGAACGTCTCTTGAGTTACAAGGTGCTTGAAGTCAAAGAAATTCCGATCCCCAGCCAACGCTGTAGGGTAGTACAAATAGAAGGTCGTATAGTTGTCTTTGCCTTGTGCTGTGATGAGTATCATGTCTCAAAGATGCAAAAAAGGGGCAGCACTTTTGCCGCCCCTTTCCACTTAACCGAACCGAACTTAATCGACCGTAATACCCGTGATGTTATCAAACGGATCTGCCGCTGTTCCGGCTGCACCATAGTAGCACATCTGACGTTCACGGCCCGTAAACTCCAGCGTGATACCTTTCATATCATTCATCGCAGTTCCTGAAGCAAAGGAACCGCTCGTCACATCCATCCCGTTACGTGCGCCCAACAGATAGAGTTGATCGTCGTTGTCGAGTACCCAAATGTTAGGGCGGCCATACGTGAGGTTTTGCACCTCCAAAATGTCCGTTGCGCTCGGATGCTGCAATACAATGGTCAACTTTTGGCTGTAGTAATACGTGCCATTGTTGATGTCCGTGTTGATGCTGATTTCAAAATTGGACAACTCGGGACGCAAATCGTACTCGTAAACGGTCAGGCCCGTTCCCGAGGTAACGACGGTAATCGTGTTGCCTGTGGCCGCGAATCCTGTCAATGCAGGAACATCCGCGTAGTTTTGAATGTACACCTTACGGATGCCGCCCAACTGATTCTTACAATCAATCGTGCGGCCCGTGGTAATGTTACAAGGCATCGTTCAATTACGCAGTTACCCAAGTTGCACCAACGATAGCATCGGCCGGGATACGCGATTGTACGCCCAACGCAAACCGCATCACGATACGGATGTTGTCCGAACCATCGTACTGATAGGTCGGAATCCATTGGATGTCGGTTTGGTCGGTACCCACGTTCGAGCCATACACGAGGTTTTCCTTGTAGGTCAACACAATCGCATCGTCGAACATACCTGGGCAGACGTTGATGGGAACACCCATAAAGCCGATGCCGTCGAAGTTCTGCGCGGTTGCGAGGTTGTTGATACCAAGATTGTTGGAAGTCACCCCTGCGCCCAAACCTGCAAGTTGCTGGCAGTACAGAGCGTAGGTCTTCTTGTTGACGTAGAACGCCAAACCTGGCTTGGACAAAATACCCGGCTTATCGGTTGCGGCCTTCGTGTACACCAAGTTGAACTGCGCGATGGCGTTTGCATTGGTGATAGTCGCAATGTCCACCTCCGTGGCTCCTGCCAACCCGGATGCATCAAATCCTGTTTCGTCGAAAGTGCCATCGTTTGAAAGGAATCCTACGCCAAAGACGCTTGAACCTTGCCACAATTGATTCTCGATGCTTTCAGCGGTCTTCGCTGCGACCTCGGCCAACGTAAAGTTGACAAACTCCGGGGTCATCACATTCGTGGTAGCCCGAGCAGTTGCCGTACCATGCCAAGTTGGGTACACGGTCTTACGGCAAATTTCCTCATTCACCATGAGGTCTTTCAGCGTCAAAACTTTCTCGCCGATGGTAGTATCGTTTCCGCTCGTGAAAGCACACGCTGCCACAGCCAACGGGTCAGTTACTGCAAGCGTAGGAAGTACGGCCTTGTGGTGGATGCCTTCCAAAACGGTCACGAATCCTTTAGCGACGGTATCGTTTGATTTCGTTGCCGCTGCCAGGATAGGGTACTTCAGTTCCCCTGCGTAGGTGTTTGCGCCTACGGTGATGTCGAAATTCCGACGACGGGTGTTAATTCCAAAACTCATCTTACAACCAATTTTTAAGTGCTGCGAATACCCGGCTCTTTGCGTCTCCATCCTGCGGAATTGCAACTTGTGCATTCCGGCCTTGTGGGGCACGTGAAAGTTTTTGGGCGGCGGGTGCTGCGCCCATCTGTGCGAGTTGCTTACGCAATTCGACAATCGTAGCCCGCTGGCGACGGATCACCTGGGCGGACATATCGGTACGACCTTGCGAGCTGAAGCCACGCTCACGGGTGGGGCGTGCTGCCCGACGTTCGCGGCGTGCCATCAATTCCTCACGGCTGAAATTCCGCTCACGCGATGCGAGACCTTCCCGACGGAATGAACGCTCACGGGAAGCGTAGAATCCACCTTTCCGGCTCATACGTTGTGCGCGGCGCATCCGCGATGCTTCAGTTTTTTGGGGTTCTGACGCGCCCCCTGCGTTTACTAAATCTTGTGCCATTTGAAATACGGCTTCTGCTTGATCGGCGGATAGCCCCATATCCACCAAAAGTTGAACAAATTGTGACTGGGAATCCGGGGCAGATTCCTCTGTGGTCTCGCTGGTTTCAGCGGTTGCTTCAGGAGCAGTTTCCTCGAAGTTGCGGCGGTGCCGCTTAAAAAGTGTGCGTGCCATTGCTTATTATTTTAGTATCCTCTGCGTTCCACAACATCTACCGTTGTTAGAATTTCAGATAGCATATTGTCGATAATACCTTTTTCCGATCCTCGTGCATCTTGAAATGCTGTCAATCGCCAGTAGCGGATTTCATGTACCCATTCATCATACGTCATTCCGGGATCTCGTGCGGCACCCAATAAGGAATCAATCATTTCTTGCAAATTGGGCATATCATCAAGATAAAAACCTTCCCTTATCATCCCATCGAGGTATTCGTTGATTACCTCCTCAATAATTGTGTATTTCATTTCAGTAGCCGTTGTAGTATTTCACTTCCTCTAATACGCGCAAAAATAAGTCAATGTCATACTCCCGGATGAACCCGAATAGACCTTGGATTTGGGATTCTACCGCAAACCAATCCTGCCGATTGATGGCATCTTGGATGCTGGGCAACTGATTTTGGATGTAGTCATCGAAGTAGTAATCGATGGCAAACTCATCCAACATCATTTGTAGTTCCTCAAGTGGGCTGTTTGTCCACGTGCGGTAGATGCGATCCCATAAACTCATAGGATAACTACGATTGCGTTTTCGCCCGTGCCGTACGTGCTGTATGAATCACGCAAATCCTGGGCAAACATATCCTCATCGAAGTAATTTTTGAGTGCTTCAGCACCCAACTCGCTCGGATTGCCGATGCCCTCCTGATCCATATACCACATAGCAACCTGCTCGTTGCTCATGCGATTCACTTCATCGGAAATTTCAGGGTCGCCAATGTCCGCCAACATTTCAGTGATGTCGCCTCCTTGCTTCAGGTCATTTCCGAATGAAGCGTAATTGAAATACGCATCGTACTGCTCGTCGCTGATGTTGCCTTGGTCAATCAATTCCGCGATGTAATCGCGCATCTGACCGCGATACACTACGTGTTCCTGCCACCAATCCCTTGCGTTTTCCCAACTTTCACCCGCCTCCATCAACACTTCCTCGACCACAGCGTAATCCAACTTTTCCTCATCGGCAATTTCCATCACCACTTTGGCCCCTTCCCACTGATCCTCGCTCATGCCATCGAGCATACCCGAATCAACTGAACCTGCCGGGATGTACTCGTAATCGACCACCTCGCTTTCCTCCACAAGTTCGCCATACTGATTCGACAACTCGTCCCAGCGGTCTTGAACGGCTTGTGCGTACTCGTCGTACGAACCATACTTGAACGGGTAGAATAACTGATCAGGGACATCTACGCCCAACGGCCGAATCCAAATAATGGCCTTGTCTGCAAGGGCAGCAAATTGTCGGCGGGACATCTTCACTTTCTTCATCTGATTGTATCGTTTCTCGAAATACTTTTTCCACAAATCTACTTTCTCGGAGGCAGGTTTTGGTTCCGCTGGCTCGCTTTCAATTACCTCCTGCACCTCACCGTCGTAGTCCGTAAGGATGCCATCAAACACCTCAAGCTCAACCCCGGCTTTCGTGGTGTACTTCCCGTTCGACATTGGAACGGGCATACCCTCGGCATCGAGCGTAAACACCGCTACTCCCGGCTCCAACTTTTCCGCTTCTGTGGCTACCACTTTGCCGTCTGCAAGGGTCGCCTCGGCGTAGAACTTACGTTGGCGCAGGGTCTTCATCAACCTGGCGAAAAGGTTTTCCTTTTGAGCTTTGAGGATTTTGTCAGCGAAGTATCCCTCGATGCTGAATCCCCGCAACTCGCCCTCTTTGACCTTCGACCACATATCCTCGTTGGCACAATGCACACGAACCATCCACGTCCCTTCAGGAACGGATAGACCGTAGTGTTTGGCTTTGTCGAGTTCCGGGTTCACCACGAGCCACGATTCCACCACGGATACCCCGTCGATGGGAACCTGATGTTCAAACGTGTGGCTGTTGGCGCGGTTCTCTTTCAGGAAAAGTTCGGCGCATTGGCGCACCGTCTCTTTGCTGAAAAAGACATCGTATTCCTCTTCGGATCCCTCATCTAACCGGGGGATATGTTTGTCAGGAATCAGGGCCGGGCCGATGAGCGTTTGTTTCTCTTCATCGATGGCTGCCAACTGCGTAAGTTGGCTCTTCCCCTGTTTGGAAAAGTAAATGAAATTGCGCTCGATGGCAGGGTACTTAACGAGCGAAATGGCCTCGACCCCGAATGCCTGTGCTTCAGGATCGATGAGCAGTTCTATGAGTTTGCGTTCTGCCACTTCTACAAATAAAGGGTTTCTAACGTGGCTGCTAATTCCTGCGATTCACTTTGGGCTACCTCAACTGCGATGTCTAATGCAGCGTTGATGTCCCATTGGATTGCCGTGCTGATTTTGCTGACCTGATCGTAGGTCGCATCAGATGAGCTTGTGCGCGGTTCACCAAAGATTTTTGCCAACTCTTTTACCTCGGAATGCGCGTTATTGAACGTCAGCAAATCGACGACAAAGGCATACAACTCATCAAAGCCAAACCCGCGTGTGGCGCGTTTAGCCATATCAAATGGGTCGCTGGCGAAATGTTGCATCACGCATCAAAAGTCACCCGTAGTTCCGCCTCGCTGTGGTCAGTCCAATTCACAGACACCGAATAAACGCCAAAATCGGCAATGGCATTCTCGGCATCATCTTCAGCATATTGGCCCTCTACGTGTAGGATAAAGTGATATAACGTATAGTTGCCAATTTCCTCCTCATAATCAAATTGATATTTTGTGTCCCAGTTGTATGTTTCATACAGAAACTTACGCAGTTCTCCCAACCTTTGTTTAACGTAGTATTCCATTTTTTTATTGATTAGAAATCGGTTTCAGCCAAGTATCGGGAATCGTACAACTCCTCCGTGAGGTCTTCCAAGGCAGTCAAAGCGGCCTCGTATTTATCCCACAAGCGATGGTCGTACACATCGGGGGATTCTTGCAGGTAATCCCAAATACCTTGGGTGCGAATCTGCTTCAGCAACGCTGCAATTTCACGTGGTTCCATATCTATTCAATTATTAGTCCATCATAATGTTGACGGCCTCATCAACGCGCTCAACCGCCTCAAGCAATAAATCTAATGCTTCGTTCCGATAATAAGTTTGCGGATCAAATTGCGTCTTACGAAAATCATCAAGATGAATCATTGCATTCTGAAGCAATCCTAATGCTTGAACGGCTTTCTCCGTTGCAACTTCCAAATCATTCTTGTAGAAATTTCTACGTTGTGAGTTGTATTTCATCTTTGTGTTTTCCTGTCTTAAAATCCGACATCATCGATTGACCCAATCGCCAGGCCGTAGTAATCAATTACTTGCCTTACTTGTTTCGCCAAATCGCGTTTATCTAACGCGGAGAAAATTTCAAAAATGTACCCGATTGGGCCCATTTCAGCATTTGTCAACCCTAATGGCTCCAACTCGATGAGCAAATTTTCAAACTCATAATCCAAAGTTGGATCCCTAAATGGGGTAGTCACAATAACCTCGTATAGTGGCATGGCTTATCCGTTGATTGCGTCCAAAATAGGATCAACTAAATGGTACGCCCAAGATTCTCGTTCTCGTTCATACATAGTTGGGCCATAGTATTCCCACGCACTTACAACTGCATCGGCAATTTCCGAGAAACGATCATAACGAATCGCATCTTCAATCGCCTCAATCGCACGCAAACACTCCGGTGATGGATTCATGCGCATCAACGCATCGATGCCACGCTCAACAATGGCCTCCAAACTAAACGCGGAATCCACGTAAACATCGAGGAAATTCCTTTTCTGATACATCCCTTTTCCTTTAATGGTTCAAATGTATGTTACAACCTGGCCCTTCGCGCAATGCCTGCGGTCATATTTAGTTGCGCTTGCATTTGGCTCTCAACCACGTACGCTTGAACTGGGCCGATGTTGAACTGCGGGTTCGCTGCCGGGGCTACGTTGGGGATGAGTGCTTGCTGAACCGGGCGGTTTGGTGTCGAAGGATTATCGCTCCCTTGGGGTGCGCCAATGATTCGTTTGATGCTTCCAAACGTGGCGAGAATAGTTCCCAACATAGACGCAATGTATCCCGCCAACACGAATGGCGCACCCGGCCCGGTTGATGCCGCTGCCTGCGCTGCTCCCCTTACCGCACTCGCCATCGCTTGTGCTTGGCTCAACAAAACCTCTGCGATTGCCAACTTGCGCTGCCGCTTGCTGCCTTCCTCACTCAAATCTGCAAGTTGCCCAAAGATGCTGCTGACCTCGCTGGCAAAACCTTGGATGGCTTGGAATCGTTTGTCGGCGTTTTCCTCTGATTCTCTGACGGTATCGGCTTCAATTTCCGCAATCCTTTTGGCCTTCCATTCCTCAAGTTTTACGATGTCCAAACCATACTTGGTGGCAACGGCTAACTGCTCCTGATACTCTGTTTCGAGGTCGGCCAAACGCTTTTCTTTGTCTGTCAAGAATAGAGCGTTGAACGCATTTGTGGCTTCCTGTTGGGCGGTCAAATCCTCCTGTGCGTACTTATCCCTCAAGATAGCCAACTCGATGAGGTATTGTTCCTCGATGAGTTTCTTGGCTTCATTGGCTGCCTCTTGGCTCAAACCTAACGTGTCAATGCGAGCTTGTTGCTCGGCCATTTCAGCCATAATACGCGCCTCTGCTCGCTGGCGTTCCGTTTGGAACATTTCGTTTTCACGTTCCATATAGTCCGCCCAAAATGCGTTGCGCAAATCGGTCTCACGCTGTGCCTCCGCTGCATCTTCCGCCGCCCATTTAGCACGCATATCCTGCAACTCCAACCGATACTTTTCCCTGATTTTGTTGATGGTGGCCTCGCTCGAATTGATGGCTTTGGCTTTCTCAATTTCGTCCGTTAGGGCATACTCTAATTCCTTTTTGGCACGCTCACGGTCATCGGCAATTTTGGCGAGTGCCAGTTCCCGATCCAACTTGCGATTGAGTTCCGCCCTGGCTTTGGCATCTTGGGCGGCCTTGCGTGCTGCTTCCTCCGCTTTGCGCTGGGCTTCCTGTTGGGCCTTTAACGCATCGGCTCGCTCTTGTGCCTCACGCGCCAACTCACCCTCTTGTTGTAGGACACCTCGATTCAGAACTTCCAAACGCTCCAAAATCATGGTCTCATCCTCCAACGCTTCATTGAGTTTCCCCTGCTCAATGGCACGTGAGAAAACTGCCAACCGCGAATACTCATCGTACGCTCTTTGTGCATCGCGTTTTTTGGTCTGCGCATCTTCCAACGCTTGTTGAAGAGAACGCATTTCTGCCATCTGACCCTCCAACACCATACGCTCTTTCAGGGCTTGAGTCAACACCCCCTCCGCTGTGGCCTGTTCCAAGGTCATGCCCTGCAACTCGGGCATCAACTTCTGCAATTCCTTCAGGGCTTGGTTACGTTCATCGATGGAAGCGTTGGTGTCCAGCAAGGATTGCGCTAAAAACTGGGTGCTATTGGTGAATTGGTTTTCTGCTGACGATGCCTCTTTCGCAGCGGTCTTCATGGCCTTCATCCCCTCCGTGGTTCCCGTAAGGAAATCGGAAACTTTCTCCCAATTGTCAATCAGCCAGCGAAACCCTTCAATGATTAAAAAGATAGGAACGGCTTTGATTGCAGCCCCGAGAATCTTGAACGATCCGCCCATCCGCCCCACCTGGCGTGAGGTCGATTCAAACCGCCGCTGAAGCATTTGCAGGTTGCGAGGCAGCAAATCCTTGAATAGGTTGAGACCGTCTTTCCATCCGCCCGTGGCCTTACCCCCGGCTTCAGCACCTTTCTTCCCTGTGTTTTCGAGTTTGGCCTGTGTGTCTTCTGCTGCCTTTCCGACATCTTCCAACGCGGCAATGGCTTCCGAGGAATCGCCCGTGATTTTAACCTCTGTGTCCTGCATTGTGCTTTATCATATTCTTGCGTTCCCGCAAGGATTTGTCCATACTATACAACCCAAAAAATCGGTTCAATATCGGATGGCCGTAGACCTTCCGAGCTTGTCCGTATTGAACTATGTCGGGGATGCTATACCCCACTATGTTGAGCCACTCTTTCATTCCCAGTTCATAAACACGCCATCCTCAAACAGGATTTCATCCGAGTTTTCCCACAACGCATCGCCCTCATCTGTCACATCCGGAATCATCCGTTTGATGGTGCTAATGCGGTACATAGTTACATCAATAGCCCACATAACATCGGTGTTATTGGAACCTGAAACGAGAATCCTAAACTCGCTGGGGTAGCCCGAAATGGCCGATAGCGTAATTGTCTTTGCTCCGCCGCCCGTGCTCTTGACCTCGGCGACCATATGTTGTCCAACTACGCGGGCCACGTTCTGAATCACCTGAACCGAACCAATCCATTCTTGATGGTGGGTGTGGCCTATAACTCCCGATGTTCCCCCTACCTCCGTAGCCACAACGGTGATGCGCATCGAGTAGATGCCTTCCTGCGCCAAGTAAATCTTGCCGCTTTTAATCTCCGTTGCCTCTGTAGGCGTGGCGTTGGTGGTGTATTGGGTCAACTGAAAACCCGAGATGGCAATGGGAACGTCGCCGTTGCTGCTGGTGTGGACGGTCGTCTCCTGTCCCTCGAAAGGGTAGGGAGGTTCCGTTCCGGGGATGGGGTTGGTTGGCCCCGTGTCCGTCGGAGTTCCGATAGGGTCTTGGTAGTCAAAGCCTCCACCCGGCACGCGCCAAAAGCACTCGCCGATTTCGCTGTCCCACGCGTACCCATAACGAACGCAGCACTTGGCCGTTCCGGCAGTGGGGTTGCCCTCGGTATCCACAAAGGAGATGGTTCCGTCTGCCTCAAAGCGGTCGATGACGACATCGCAGTCGTAGGCACCCTTTTCCAGCACCTTCACCAGCGTCACCTTTGCCGGCTTATCCCCGTCGACGTTCCACCCGTTGATGGAAACCACGCGCCAGTACCCATCTACAATCCAAATGGCGTCGCTCCATTCCAATTTGCGCACGTCTTCGGCAGTCAAATACATGGTGCATTCCAGCGTGCGGCAATCCTCCGAGTACAACTCGTTGATGTATGCGGCCCAAAACTTCCGGTAGCATCCGTAGTCCATGGCTTCGCCGATGGCCCAAAACTGGTACGGATGTGGATGCCAAGCCAGCGCCCAACTCTCCTCGTCGGTGACCGCCTCGCTGTACATGGTGAAGTTC